ATATATGGGGTTACCATCATAAGCAAACCCTATGATAGGTGAATGTGTTTTAGTTGCTGGTTCTGTCCCTGCATTATTGAGATTATCATTGAGAGAAACTCGAAGTGCTTTAGGGTTTGCAGCATATCCATAACCGTATTCTAATACATTATTATAGTTTTGGAATACATAACCATTCTCTGTATCTAGTTTGGTTTCTAATTTTTTATATCTATTAAAATTCCATTCCTTAAGAAGGGGTATACCACTTGCTCCACTACCCACTGGAACAACGTCAACGATTACAGTATCTTGACTGTAGAAATTACCTTCTCCAATTTTATTGAAACCAGTGATCTGTCCATCTGTGTTTACAATTGCTTCAAACTCGGCAAACCTACCTCTACCAGCATTATCTCTAATATTAATTGTTGGAGGTGAAGAATAGAACTCACCAGCATTATCAATTATTAAACTTGTTACCTTACCACTAGTTACTACAGCACGAACAGCAGCATTTCTACCAGATGTAATTAATACATCAGGAACTCTAGGAAATACATCAGCAGTATCCACTACAATACTTTCAACAACTTGACCAGCAAGTATTGCTCTCGCTTTATTGGGAACTTGATCAATTAAAACAAATGGAGGTCTTAGATATCCAGTACCACGTAAGTCAATTCTAATCTCTTCTAGTTTTCCATATCTAATACTTTCTGGATCTTTATAACCATAGAAAGGAACACCATTTAATCCAATACCAATATCTCTCTTAGGTGTAGGATATGTTTCTGTAGTTCTAGTTGCTTGCTTTCTAATAATACGAAGAAGTTTCTGATCTAATACTGTTTGAGACACAGTAGAACCATCTAAAATCTTATGTGATGGGAAACTAGAACTAGCAATGTAATAATACTGATCATCTGCAAGTATAGCAGATACATTTGTTGATACTTGATTTAACGAAGTAGCAACTGCTGGTAACGTAGGAACATTTGCTGCAGCACCAGTTCCCAACAACCATTTAGTCTGGTTTGTACCTATATTTACAATCTTAGAATCAGAAGTTTCAAAGCCAGGATTAGATACTTGTATCTTATCTCCTACAGCAGAATATGGTTGTGAATCTGATGGTTGTAAATTGTATACAATACCCATTGTCAACAGTGTGACACCAGATCCTGCTATTGTAACTGGTTTGTATACTGATGTACCCACATCATGTTGTACAGCAGTCTGTGCTAATCTCTCATCAATAATGAATTGATTTACATTCTTATCACTGAATGTAATTGTCTCATTACCAATTAATATAGATCCTGTAGAATTCCAACCAGTAGTAGAGAATACATCAATTCTTTGTCCTGCTGCTGTAGCAGTACCTGTTAATACTTTCTCAAGTTGAGTCTTAGTTGAGACACCAAATACACCATTAACTGTTTCTGATGCTAGAACAATATTATAAATTACTTCTCCATCTCTAGTTCCATCTGCATATACATTGTCTACAACAGCATCTGCATAATCATACTCAACTGTATCAGACTGAACAATTTTCTTTCCTACTAAATTCTTTACGTCACCAGATATAACTTTACACTTAAGTGCATACACATTTATCCAATCTGCATCAGAAGATTTGTATGTAAAGTCTCTTGGTTTATATACCTCAGGTTTTACAATTTTAGGTTCTCTTCCACCACCCGTTACTAGGGTCATATAACCTTCATCACCATCAAGACCTGACATATAACGATGGTAAGCACAGTAATAGTAAATTCTATTAGTCTCACCTAATTCCATCATGAATTCTGGTTGGAATTCATTAGTGTAATTTGTTTTTACTCCATTGACAGGAGCACTGTTATAATATAATTGACCACCAAGTAATGTACCCTCTTTAGTTGTACTAAACTTCATAGGGTGACCCTGTGGATGCACAGGCATTGGTAAATTAGAAGGATCAGACTGGTTCCATATGATTTGCCAGTTCTGCCTCATTATTATACCTTCTGGTGCAAGGTAATATTTGCCAGTTTCAAAAGGACCGAAGATACGTGCAAATTGACCAAAGTCAATATAGAAAATACCATTAGGGAATGTATATACTGTACTAGCAGTAAATGATGATCCAGTAGGACCTGTTACATTATCTCCAAGTGAAAATGAACCTGATAGTTGTCTTAAATATAATCTTGTAACTTCGTTCTGATCATTTCTAACAATCTTAGCAATTTCACCACTAGCATTACCACCAGTCTCATTTAATCTATCTCCAACGAAAAATTCGCCAGTAGGACTTGTAACATTTATTGCGACGTTATCAAATTCTGATTTAATAAACCACTCAAACTGTGCTAAGTTTGAACGTGCGTTTGTATCTACATCTTGATCAACAAGAGTATTGAAAATAAACTTAATTGAACTGTCAGTGCCTTTCGCTTTATAGAACTTTTGTATATTCTTAATTAAAGTTCTTTTATCTACATTACCTCTAAGATATTTCTCAGGAAAAGAACCTAGGTATTGCTTCTCAAAATTCTTGACAAAAGCATATAAGAAAAGATTACTGATATTATAAACTTTTTGACCAGCAGCATGTGGTGCAGCAGTTGTACTTACAAAATTACTCTCGCTGTATAGATCTCCAATTTTTGTATTACCACTAACACCTCTTGTACATCCTTCTAATGTAGTATCTGTTCTAGTTGTATATAATATTATCTCGTCATCTATTTTGACGTATCCGTTTTGTTCTGGAAAACTCGTTGCATCTTGTAGTATAATTGTAGTATCAGTAGAAATGATACTAGTGTCCAAACTATCATGCTGTTTAAGTAGGTTTTGTTCATAATAATCAATGTCTGCATATTTTTGGATATTGTTAATAACATCTAAAGTACCACCCTGTACCTCTTGCGATTCATAGTACTTTGTTACAAACTTACTAAAAAGTTCATATTCTGTACTAATAAACTCAGGAAGTTGGGTTTCTATTAGAGTGGAAATTCGCTTTGTCTTTACAGCAACCATTTACTTACTCTTTATATGCAGTGAAGGATGAATTTGGAACATCAACGTCAAGGTAAACTTCACGCATTGCCTTGATGTCGTTTGATAGTGGTTTTACTCTTAGTGAAATACGATTATCAAAGAAACTACCTTTAATAATTGTTAAAGCATACATCTTCAACTCACCTTTTACATAATCTATGTCGCCGATATCGCTGTCAAGGACAACCTTCTCACCTGTTACATTATCTAGTCTATATAGGACAATTTTGCCAGATCTATCCTCAACATAAACATCAAAATTAGGATATTCAGTTACTCTAAAACCAGTAGACGACAGGATTGGATCATCACAATCTGAATCAAAGGCATTTTGGAAACATACCTCATAATAGAAGGTAGAATTTAACTGAGGATAGAAGTCCTTTCTCATAGTGATACTAGTGAGATTAGAGTTGATACTGATATCAGAATCATCTATCACACCTACCATCTTACTATACCTAAACTTACCATTAAACTTCTCAGTATCATTTGTATCAAGATAAGACTGTACTGAACCAATAACTTTATCTCTGATATTAGCAGGAGTCTGATCTGTCACACCACTGTTGTAATAGATTTTACTACTCATTTCAACAAATAGAATAGAAGGATCTACTATTCGTGGTTCTACAGATGCAACAACATACTTCTTAAGATCAGCAATGATCTGTGATTTAGTTAATGATGTAAGATAACTTGCGTCAGTTGGTTTCAATGAAATGAATACCTTACCATATTCTGGTGGATCTTGATCTTCTCCACCAAATATAATAATATCGCTTGTTGCTGGATATACTTGTCTTACAATTGCTTCATAGTCATTAGCGGTTACTGCACGGTCTTGTGTGCCATATGCCTTAGGAGCAGTGTATTTTATCTTAGCAGTAGTTTCTATCTCCTCACCACCCGATGCAGGGGTAGTAGAAGTTATATTGGTTGTAAATGCATTAGGAGAAACACCATTTTCATTCTCTATTACACCAGAAAATACAAATGCTTTCACTCCATTACTTGCAGGACCTGATGTTGTCAAATATGATACATCAATACGTGAATTGTTGTCTAACTTTTTACCAAGAACACCATCACCCATCAATATTTCATATCTCTCATCCTCTATCTCATCCAAGAAGAATACCTTTGATGTTCCATCAACACCTAAGATGTTATCAGCAAGCAAATATGGTTCATTAAATGTGCCACCACCAGGATATACAGTAACTTTAACAGTATTACTATCAATACTTGTATTGTCTAATATAAATCTCTGACTCTTAGATGCAGAATTAACAACAAACGTACTATTCAATACTGTCCCTTCTCTGATTGGTACATTAACAAAGGTTGCAACGTTATTAATTACCTGTGCCTTTACATCGCTAGTAACAACATAATTGTAAATTACGTTATCATAATTACTAATAAATCCTGTTCCCTCTTTTAAAGTTAATTCCTTATCAGTTGTTGCATTCGTATATGTTACAGTAAATGAAATATATGCAGTAGGAGATGTAGCACTCTTTGGTCTGTATCCTAATTGCTTTGCTAATGCTACTACATTATCTCTCAACGTTGCTGAATCAATGAATAACTCATTGACTACCATATTGGTATTGAACGCTGTGTAGTAAGTATTATAAGCAAGAGTGTCTATTAGAGTTGCTAGTGCAGACCCTTCAAAATCGTAATCAGTAAAATCATTCTGACTCCTCAAATATTCTTTGAGATTAGTTTTGATATCATCAAAATCTAAATTAGCAACCTGTGTATAAGGCATTATCGTGTACGCTCTAGAAATATATCTAATGCCACTGCTCTGTCTTCTCTACCTAAAATTATATACTCAAGTATTACCTCATATCCATTGTTACCAGAATCAGGATAACATTCAAGGTTAGTAATTTGTATTCTAGGTTCGTACGTATTAAGAGTTTCTTTAATTTCTTTTTTAATCAATGCTCCAGAACCATAATCTAATGGTTCAAACAGCAAGTTCTGTAAACCACTTCCCAAGTCTGGTTGGAATGGTCTTTCACCTCTTCTTGTAAGTAATAATCCTTTTATTGATTGTGCAACAGCAGCCTTATCCTTCACAATTACTAAATCATCAGTAACAGGATGTTTTTTGAATGTAACACTCAAATCTTTGAAGGTTGAGACTTCTGGCATTTAAAGACAGCATGGGCTGCTTTTATTTATCCATCTTTTCTGAAGTTAGTGCACTCGTCAAGGAATTCTCTCTTTCTCTTCATCTCAAACAATTCTCTATCATCATTCTTTTCGAGTTTATCTGTTAGAGGTAGTGCATCGTACTCAGAGATGAGTTTCTTACCACTCTTTACAAATTCCTCACTTTTATCTACTTTAATTACCATTTGTTTTCTCCTTAGGTGTTTCCCAGAAATAATCATCAGTATCTCCTAGTCGCCCCCACTCAGTCCCATTCTCGACTTGGTACTCTATGGTAGAAACCTTAAAGTCTGGTGTCTTCGGTTCTTGAGGGGTTATAGAGAGGTCATACAAACGCATTCTATTATTAGGATACAATGCATACTGTCCATTCTCTAATTGAATACAATTATGACTCTTATGCTCTTGTGGTACTTCGCTTACATTATTATCTATCACATCAGGGTTTGCATGATAATTATCTAATGTAAAGATATACTGACCTTTCATCAGACCATGGTCTCTTGTCCGTATCTCCACATCCATAGAAGATATGAAACCTTTATTAATTGCCATCACCCCATAATCCATACAATTCCAAAATTGCAGATTCTCTAGACTCATATCGGGCGTCGGCGTTTTCGGTGCTCGGAGAAAGGCACTTATAGGAAGTTTATCATACATCGCCCCATACTCAGGCAAATACGTCTCAAAATAAAAAGCACGACCAGGTATACTCTTACAAGCAACCCAGACGCCCTCTACAAATTCTCCAAACCCACTCTGATGGTCAGTAAGATACTCTTTTCTTACCCACACCTTCTCAGAAGGGAGATTACAAATTAAATTCATGATTTACGGTGAAATACCTCTACATATGAATCACACTTAGGACAGTGAAAGTTAGAAAAGAAATCATAGTCAGATTCTTCCCCATCATTCAACTCTTCCATAGAACAGTCACCACCCCAGATCAGTTCAGTGTCACAATGCCAACATTTCATTGTATCACAGGCATTTGTGAATACTCCTTATAAGGATCCTGCTGTCTTATCATACGTTTCTGTATCATGATGCTGATGGTCTTATCAAACCATGCATCCAGTGACTTAGACATCTGTCTGTAACCAGACCCAACATAAAGTTGTCCTGCAACTACTGCAAAAGTAGCAGTACCCCAGAACATGTAATATGCAGATGACTTGAATTGATTCTTCACTTTCGTAATATAGTTCTTACTCACTTACCTTGTCCTCTATATCTCTTCCTTGCTTTATTTCTACTAGTCGCAGAGTACTTGGTATGTGATCCAGTACCTTGACGTGATTTCTTTGGTGTTGACTCTATAGAATCAGCA